AGGGAGTTCTTCCAATGCCACTGCTCTTTTAGCGCACCGAGCTGGGGCTTCAGGGCTGGTCCAGCAACCACGTGGGCTACCTCTCCGGCCCATTGATGAGCCGGTCGATCATCCCATCCTCGACACCCAAACACGTCGCAGGGGTCAGAGGGGCCATCGGCATTAGGATATCTGTATCCTTCAGCTTCGCAAAATCAGGCAGCTTCTCAGACTTAACGAAGGATTTGAACATGAGGTCCTTCTTCGTCAGGCCATTCAGTGCATACCTTTTCGCAGCTTGCTCAAGCGGCTTGCGCCGTCGTGATGGCATGCTTCGGATCCAGTCCTCGATACTCATCGGAGGACGATCGAAGGGGATGGGTAGCAAGACGGGTAACAACTCCTCCGCCTTGGTCCACGCAGTCAATGTGGGCTTCACCTCACGCGCGAGAAACGCTCGGCCGGCCAGTGCTTTCAACTGATTGTAACGGGTATTGGCGCTCACCATGACATTGGCTCCACTGATGCCTATGCCATTTAGTCGAACCCGCTCTCGGCCGCTATCCTGGGGCTGGAATCTCCACACAAGCGGGAGCATCTCTTTGGTGAATGCAACGCGCCGCTCGGTCGATCCGATCCATGAGCCAGGAATCGTGATGTCCTTCCCCTCCAACTTGACAGAGGTCCACTTCTTCAGCTTTGGCGGTCGCTCGCTCCCAGGAACATGAATTGTACCAGTGGTACACGTCCCGGGGTCGTAGCCATTTGCTACAAGCCGCCCAGCCTGTGTGGCAGCGCCGAATTTCCTCTTGGCGCACGAAGGACACATGCGATGTTTCCACCGATATTTCCCTTTCGGCTCAACGCCACACCCGTAACAACTCTTGGGTGTTTTGCGGCGGAGCTGAAATGGGGCGAAGCCAACAGTCTCCATCTGCGACTCGTGAATCTTGTCGCGTGCCACGGCCGTCTCAACAAACTCTCTGGCTGAATAGCCTGAGGGGAAGTCGTTTGCGGCAAATTGCTGGCGCGCAATATTCACAGTGTATTGGAGATTGTCGGGCATCCGCTTGGCCATCCCCGCGAAATCAAAGAGGGCAGTAGACTTTGCCTGTTGCGGCCCCTTGATCACGTTCGGGAGTTCGGCTTTCCGGTGGATCGCCACGAAGCGCTCTCGCTTGAAAAGGAAGGATTCGAGGATGACCAGTCTTCCGATTCTAAACCACTGGTCATGCGCAAACGTGAAGCCGAGCAGCTCGACGCGAAAGCGGTACCGACCGAAATCAATCCAGTCGACGCTCTCCAGC